AACAATTAGGAGTAGCTGCTAGTCAGCTGGGAATGTTGGAGGGTTAAAAAATTATGCCATTTAGTAAGTATAGTAAGAAACAAAAAAAATTAGCAAGAGTTGCACCACCAAGAGATAAGATTACTGGTGCTGATTTTAAAGCCATGAAGAAAAAGAAGAAGAAGAAGAAAAGATAATGGCGAAATTGTGTGCAAAAGGTAAGAGAGCTGCTAAGAGAAAGTTTAAAGTATATCCTAGTGCTTATGCTAATATGTATGCAGCAGGTGTTTGCTCTGGCAGAATAAAACCTAAGAAGAAAAAGAAAAAATGAGTTTAAGAAAGTGGACATCTGAGAAATGGGTGGACATAGCTAATCGTAAAAAAGGCGGTGGCTTTCCTCCTTGTGGTCGTTCAAAAGGTGAGAAAAGAAAGAACTATCCTAAGTGTGTTCCATCATCTAAAGCTAGATCCATGACTGCTAGTCAAAGAGCAGCAGCAATTTCAAGAAAAAAGAAAGCTGAAAGAAAATCAAGAAAAGGTAAGAAACCTAACTATGCCAAAACCTAAGACTTGGGTTCGTAAAGAAAAGATAGTTTTTGTTGGCAATTGTAAGTATTGTAAATCAGAAATGACCTCAGAAGATTCATTCATTCCAATTGGAAAAATAATAAGAGGTAAGTATCAATATCAAAATGCTCATTATGATTGTGTCAAAGAGAATGATCATAAGCCTAAAACTAATTTTGATTGGTAAGGCAGCCATATTTCAGACTGCCTTTATTTTTATTATAGATACTTTCTATCTCTAATAAATTTTTTTATTTCAGTTAGTGATTTAAAATCACCACCTACAGGTGCAAAGAACCTCATAAAGTCTAAAGATAAATCTGGTCTATATCTACAAAGAGTCCAGTTACCTAACTTAGGATAATGCTCAGACATATTGGCACTAAACTTTTCATTACCAAATGTAATATCAACACTTGTAACTTTACCAAATTTATTTTTTGTTTTTATTTTAGTCTTCATATTTTTTTCCTTCCATATTTTTTTTTATACAGACATTATATCAAATTGGATTTTTCAATTTTTTAGAAAAAAATATTTTTATTGAAGAATAGACGATTGAGTTTTTAGGGTGTTTTATTTTAGGTGCGACAATGTTAGTTGTTTTTGGGTTTTGAGGTGTTTTTTAACTTTCCCAAAAATTTATAGCATCTTTAAGATAATTTCCATCTTCGCTTTTCCAAAAGTAATGATCGAATTGTGGTTGAATATAATCTTTTACTACTTTAGGATCGTTGCTAAGACTTACTAGGTTCTGTCTTATCTTACATCTTTGAATTATCTTAGGTATTCTTTTTTCAATATTTTCTGGTTTAAGTTCTTCACAATTACCTGCATGAAATACTTTGTAAGATTTTTCATTAATATAACAAAGATAAACTGGCACTTTGAATACCGAATAATAAAAATCTATTTGCAGTAAATGAAAAGGTTCTGGACTTGTTTCCGGTAGCTTCTTAGTTAGCCAAGACCTAGTACCATCTTTTTTGACAATACCTTTTCTAGGAAATTTACATTTATCTTCAATAATAAGTTTATCTCCTTTAAGATCGCAGTAACCATGAACAGGAATATTTATTCCATCAAACCATCTAAAAGCCTCTATCTCAGGTTTACAAGTTTCATAACCAGGAATAGATTGATGAGCTGCATGACCATTAGCAATCATATCTCTTATGATACTTTTGTAATGATTAAACTCATCTTCGTCTTTTAAATCTGGAACAAATTTTTTAAGTTTCTCCTCTACAGGAACAAACATTATTGACTTTCCTCTTTTTGCTTAGCATCAAAAATTTTGCTTTTTTCATTTTCAAAAGCAATATTAAATTCTTCTGATACTACATCCAACTCTTTATATTCTTCTAAAAAATAACTTAATGGTTTTTTTAAGAATTTACTTATCTTAATTAAATTAACAATTGGTATTCGGTTCTCACCTTTTTCATATTTACCTATTTGTTGAAAAGTTGTTTTTAATGCTTGAGCAACTTTAGTTTGTGGTACGATAGTTTCTTTCCCAGTAAACTCATTAACCTTAGTTCTTCTAGCTTGTTTTAATTTCTTTCCTAGATTTATATAAAAAACATTATCTTCCTCTAAGTTTTTTTTAGCTCTTGGTGATAGTTTCATTGTGTTTCCTTCCTTATTATAATTTAGAGTATAGAATCCCCTAAGTATTTATGCAACTTTTCCTATATACTTAATTAAGTATATAAAAATCTAGCATCTTTATTCTCTGCTTCAACAATTCTTCGAAATAATTGATTGTATTCCTTAAAGTCTTGCAGAGTATGTACACATTGTCTTCCTTTATCTTTTGCACCCATAATCTTTTTGTGTGCTTTATCTAGCTTAGTGTACAATCTAATGTTGCTATTTCTTAAGCTCATCATTCTCCTCACCAATAATTTTAATATTTGCACTAATAAGTTTGTTATCGGTGATATTTGCTTTGGCAAACTCACTAGGCATTTTTTGATTATGTGCTTTCTCTGTAGCTTCTTCCACAGTAGCACCATCAAAAATTTCTTCAAAATCTACAGTCAGTTCTAAGTTTGATTTTTTGATTACTTTAACCATTTAATACTATATTTCTGCTATATCCTGCGTAATCTCTTTTTAATTCATTTCTTTGCTCTAGTTTTAATACTAAAGCACTTACTGAGTTTTTACTTTTATATCCCATCTCTCTAGCCATTTCTTCAAAAGTTGGACTATATTTGTATTTTTTAGTATAATTTTTGATAAATTGCAATAGCTTCATCATTTTAGGAGTCATAGGTCTTTTACCTCTTACTGTCTTGTTCATTTATAACTAACCTCCTTAACAATTCTGCATAGCCATTTATGTCGTCAAAGCTATCTTTTTTATAGTTTTCTGATTGCATAACTCTCCAAAGTTTTAAAAAAATCATAAATATACCAAACAATTTTAAAGGTACTTTGACCTCACAATTGTTATGAACTGATAAATATTTTTCTAAAATACCTGACATAATAAAAGATGTATGGTCAAACTCTCCATAATCATTTTGTTTTTCTTTTAATAATCTTTCTATCTCACTTATAAACTTTACATTATCTGACATAGTTTCCTTTAATATCTTGACACCAATGTGCAATTACATTTTGATCTTTATATTTAATTAATATCCAAACCTCACCATTACCTTCTTTGTAATTAGGATTATTAACATATTTAATAGTTTTATTAAAAATCTCCTCACAAGTAACAGGATTTTGGGAGCTATTAATGAAAGGTATATTTTCATATTTTAAATTCCCATTACTTGTAAAGATAACTAAAACTAAATAAATAGCTTTCACTAATTAGAAAGGTATTTCTTTACTTTGTGTTTTAGCTTGTTTTGGTTTGTACTCATTCTTGTAGCCTGACAAGATAGTACCTTCATCGTTTAACCAACCAATTAAACCTTTTTGACCACCGGCATCTGGATAATTCATTTCACCAGTAAACTTGTCATCACCTTTAAATAGAACTCCTATTTGAGCAAAGACTCTAACAAATTTAGTTTTACCATCCTTAGATGCTGCCTTAGATCCAAGTATCGTTCCTTTATTACCATTATCCAAAGTTACATTTCCTGAGAAATCAATTTTGATGGCTTTTTCATTGTTGGCATCATAAGGAAATAAAACGAAATCCTTTTGCTTACCACTACCATTGTTTTGCATTTTGTCCTCCATTGGTTTTAATGCTTTGTTGTTGTTGTTCAAATAACTTTTCAATTTTATCGTCTGAATTGTTATTCTTTTTCCAATTAGAATATAAAGCTGTCAACTTAGTTTCGGTTGTTTGCTTTTTAATTTCATCCTCAATTGAAACTTTTTTAGTTGTGCTTTGAGTTTTTGTATTTTGATTATTCAAAGCATTTACTAATTCTTCTGCACTAGCATATTCTGAACCAGATAGACCAAAGGCAGCTAAACATCTTCCAAGAGCTGAACTGGAGCAATTTTCTAATGCACTTGTTTTATTTATAAATGAACTATTCCTAAATTCCTCTGCATGACCTACCGCATAAATAGTATCAGAAATATATAGTTCAGTTTTTACAATAACTCTATCT